AAAAAAAAAAGAGAAACGAATGTTGAAAAAGAACCGAATCCAGATTCACAATGAAACCGGCTATTACGTGGCGGAGATTGAGGCGGTATCGACCTTCATTAAAGAGCATTCGAGACGTTGGATACTTGCCGAATGTTGGGAGTGTTACAACAAGACCTTCACCAAAAAGGAACTGCGCGGAATGCCGACCTATATCCTTGCTGTCATTCGCTGCCAGATTTAGGGCAGGAGGAGGCAACCATGAGATGTGAAGACTATCCGTGCTGCGGGCACACCCCAGGCGATCCGTGTCCCGACCGTGACCGCGCCGGCCGCATCGTGCCCCGGTGCTGCATGTGCAACAAGCGCCTGAATCGCAGCGCGTCGAGTTCGCTGTGCGGCGGGTGCCAGCGCCGGGCGTCCTACGGAGACTACAACAGCGACGAGGCTCGATCAGACGACCGATAACGTCGTAAGATACCAGGCGAGGGCAGGACATTTGGTCAAGGCCAGGCGGAAGATCGCGAAAATCGTTAGGATAAATGCCACCCTCTCACCAGTGGGCAAGCCTGCAAAGAGCAGCGCGAAAGCAACCGCCGCCAAGCAGCACGGCTTTCAGAAGGGGGTGTCGGGGAATCCGGCAGGGCGGAAACCCGGCATTCCCAACAAGGCCACCAGGGAGATCAAGACGTTCTGCCAGGCGCTCTTCGAACGGCCGCGCTACCAGGAGCGCATCAAACGCCAGTGGGATGCCGGGGAGTTGCCGGCCGAGGTGGAGAAGCTCCTGCTCTACTACGCCTTCGGCAAGCCGGCGACCTCGATTGCCCTGACCTCGGACTTCGACCCCTTGGCCTATCTCTCCAGCAAGTTCCATGAAGGGTAGCTGGCGCCTTTCGGCGGGTGTCTTGGCGCTCGTGTTGTTCGGCCTAGTGGTCGGATGTCTCGTCACTGAACCGGTCTTGATGCCACCGACGCTGCTCCACGACGAGGTATCCGTCCCGTTCGTCGAAACGGTCTTGAGTGTCGAAGAGTGGGAACGGTTCTGCGGCGTGCGGTATGATTTCGGGCCAGGTGAGCGCGGCCAACATCACTGCTCGATCCAAGTGATCGCCGACTGCCCGCCAGACTGCGGCACGTTTAAGATGCTGCGCGAGGATAGACTTCTTCGACGCGTGCCCTAAAACTCGACCCGTTTCCCTGAAGGAGTGCTCTAATGCTGAATCCCTCGATTGTGACCGTGACCTTGCCGGTGCCAACCGCCACGCAGTTTCGCCTGCGTTACCTGGTCGCGGGTAGCCCTATCGCGGACCTGATCGTTCCAGCGCTTTACAACGGGGCCGGCAGCTACGTGCAGCCGCTAGGCACTCTCAACAGCCTGGTCCCTCCGCAGTATCAGGGTGCCGAGATGGTGTTGGTCGTCTCAGCCATCAGCGCGGGCGGGGAATCGGTCGCCGAGCCGGCTGCGGAGACGGTCGTGGTGATTCTGCCGCCGCAAGCACCCTTGACCGTGGTCGTCAGCTAGTGACGTGAGCCGACTGACCGACGACGACCGCGCGAAGGCCGTGCTCCGTCGCTGGCGTGAGCATCCCGAGACGATGGTCACGGAAGAGTTCCAGGTCCAACCTGACCCTTGGCAACTGGACGTCCTTCGGGCGTTCCCGGCCAATAGTCGGATGGCGTTCAAAGCGTCGAAGGGCGTGGGCAAGACGAGCACACTGGCCTGGCTGATTCTGAACTTCCTCGCCACCCGTCCCAACCCACGCATCGCGGCCACATCCATCACCGGGGACAACTTGAGCCAGAACCTCTGGCCCGAGTTGGCGAAGTGGATGGCGATGTCACCCTACCTCTCGGAGATGTTCACCTGGACCAAGACCCAAATCTTCAGCAAGCGGTATCCGGCGACCTGGTGGGCACAGGCCCGGACGTGGCCCCGGAGTGGTGACGCGACCCAGCAGGCGCACGCCCTAGCCGGCCTGCACGCGGAGTTCGCGATGGGCGTGGTCGATGAGTCGTCAGAGGTGCCGCAAGCCGTCATGGCGACGGTGGAGGCCGTGTTGGGCACCGGCATCGAGACGAAGGTGATTCAGGCCGGCAATCCGACGCGCCTCGATGGCCCGCTCTACCGTGCGTGCGTCCAGGACCGGGCGCTCTGGCACGTCACGACCATCAGCGGCGACCCGGACAACCCGAAGCGGTCGAGCCTGGTCAAGATCGACTGGGCGCGCGAACAGATTGCGAGCTACGGCCGTGACAACCCCTGGGTGATGGTCAACGTGTTGGGCGAGTTCCCGGAGTCGAGCATCAACGCCCTCCTCGGTGTCGACGAGGTTGAACGCGCGATGGCCAGGCATCTGCGGAGCGACGAATACGACTGGGCACAGAAGCGCCTCGGGGTCGACGTGGCGCGGTTCGGCGACGACCGGACGGTGATCTTCCCGCGCCAGGGACTGGCGAGCTTCCGGCCCGTTGTCTTGCGACACATGCGGACGACCGACATCGCGGCGCGCGTGATGATGGGATCGAAGCGATGGGGCGCCGAACTGATTCTGGTCGACGATACGGGGCACTGGGGTCACGGCGTCATCGACAACCTGGTGACGGCCGGCGTAAACTGTATCGGGATCAACTACGCCGGCAAGGCCATCAACCCACGCTACAAGAACAAGCGCGCGGAGTTCTGGATCAAAGGCGCCGAAGCCATCCGCGCCGGCGCGGCACTGCCCAACCTGCCGGAGATGGTGGGCGAACTGACGACGCCGACCTACACGTTCTCTGGTGGCGTGTTCCAGCTTGAGGACAAGGACCAAATCAAGATGCGGCTGGGCCGGTCGCCTGACCTGGCCGATGCCTACATGCAGACCTACGCGCTTGAGGACATGCCGGGCGAGACGATTCAACGACTGCCAGGCTACGACCGCTCGAAGGCGCGGCGCGATGCGGACCCCTTCGAGGTGGGCGAGACCGGCATCGTCGCGCACGACCAGGAGCCGTTCATGTAGCGAGCCGTAACACACCGTAACACACCGTAAGCAGACCTATGAATCTGACCCCTGCCGAACTCTCGCAAGCCTATCGCGACCGGAAGCGTGCGCTCGATCTGTGTATCGCGTGCGGGAAGCGTCCCGGTGTGCGGCGCGTGCGATACGGGCAGACCGTTACGATGTCACGCTGCCGGTCGTGCCAGCGGCGGGCGGCGTGGTTCCAAGCGGAATATCGGGACCGGAAGAAACAGGAGAGGCAACAACATGGTGATCATCAGACCCGCGACGATGGCCGACAAGGCGCGCATCTTGGAGCTGGGTGCGCACTTCCTGCGCACGGCACCCTACAATCGCTACCTCGAACCTGACGACGAGGCGCTTGAACGCTTCTTCGACCTGATCATCGGCCTTGGAGACGAGCGCGGCGCGATTCTCGTGGCTGAGACCGACTGGGGTGGCATCTTCGGGATGTTGGCTATCGTGGCGGTGCCTCACCCGATGACTGGCGCGGTCTACGCTGATGAAATCGCCTGGTGGGTCGAGCCGGGGAACCGTGGCGACTTGCGAGGCGGGCCAAGACTCTTAAAGGCGGCCGAAGAATGGTCCTTGGCACGCGGTTTGAAAATGATTAAGATGATTGCGCCGGCAGGAACCGACGTTGGCGCGTTCTATGAACGGCTGGGCTACGTGCCCATCGAAACGGTGTGGGGCAAGATTCTTCCTGGTGACTGATGGCCGCATTCACGACAACGCTCTTGCTTCTCGGTGCAGCGGCAGCGGCCGGCGCTGGTGCATCGGCCTTAGCCGCGAAGAAGAAGCGAGACGCTGCGGCGAAGGCGAAGGCCGAGGCTGACGCCAAGCTCGCCGCGCCCGGTCCGGCCGCTATCCCCGAGCCTCTTGCTCCATCGCCGCCGTCGCCGATCACTGCCGCCGCGACGGCCAACGTCGCCGCGCAAACCGCCGCCGAGCGCCAACGGAAGCGGGCCGCCGGTGGCAACACCCTCCTGACGGGACCACCCGCCGCCGGCAGTTCCAAGACGACCGCCGTGTTACAGCCGCGTTCCCTGTTGGGGGCTTGATGCCGCTGTATCAGTCAGACATTCAGGACAAGCGCACGCGCTACGAGACGAT